CTCGCTGGTTATATTACCAACGAAGACGACGCCGCTTTTAAAGTAGCTCAAGCGTTGTTATCAGGCTACGACGTTGTCCTCGATTCGGTGAAGGACGTTCTTTCACTGATGGGCGGAGCGGCCATGAAGTCTGGTCTGTCACGCGAAGTACTGCCTCTTTTCTCGCGCTGGGCTACACTTGCCGCCGACACTGGTTGCACTTTGTATGTTCCAGTCAACCCGTCTTCACCAGACGAAGAGGTGGTCCAACTGCTAGTTGAAGCCACTAAGTCCAACGCGACTATGACCGTTTATAGCGATGGAGGCGACAGGTGGTCTTACGTTGCTAGACGTGGTGAAGGATTACAACGCGAATCTGGCAGTTTCACCGCTAAATTTGCGAAGGATGGTACCATGGATTTGCTCAATGGCGCCACTTCATCATCTTCATCAAAAGAGTACACGTCGTCAAGTGTCACGAGCGACGACATCACCGATACGGCTTTCGCTGCATCATTACGTCGGTCAGTTCTCGCGAGCGTCGACTGATATAGTGTTAGACAAACACCAATCTATTTATCATTAAGGAAACAAAATGGCAACTCGTAAAACAAACAACACTAAATCTTCAAACGACAATATCGGCACAAAACTGAGCACTGAAGAAGCTCAGATTTTGAACGCAACAACGAACGCTTCAGCTGGTGATGCCGATGGTGAAGCTACAGCCGGCGGTTCTAACGGCGGAAATAATCGCCCCTCAGGCGTGAAATTTCTCGAACGTGACAACGGTTCGTCACGTTCTATTCCGTCGAACACCGTGAATGTTCAGATCGTATCTACGATCCTGGACAGACTTGCCGGAACGGTAGTAACAGAGCCTATTTTCAGGGCTAAACCTAATCTCAACATGATTATGCGTCGCGCTGCTGATCCTGGCGTACGGGAAAAATGCGCCACGTTCTTTTTGACGAACAAGCTTGTTGAGCCTCTGACATCTGTCATTCCTGTGAACACGATCAAGCCCGGCGACGCAGCCGTGCTGCAAAAGGACTTGTTTAAGGCAATCGCCCGCGTGGAAAACGACCCTCGCGTCCAGTTGGTAGTGACAGAGATCGTTAACTCACACCTTATTGGCTGCGGTGTAATTCAAGACTCTGGCACCTTTACAACGCGTATTTATTACCCGTTTACACAGGTTACCACACAGAGTCTTGCAGACGATATCGGTATGCAAGAGGTCGTTCGTGTATTGGGCGGTATCGACAAAATCGATGTTGCGAACAAAAAGTACACCAACAGATCTTTCGCAGCAGCTGTAGCACAATCATTGTACGCCGTGGGCAAAGCTCTGCTCGACGTGAATGAATTGAGCGGTGTAGTAGGTGATATGGTGCTTGGTGTACGTGCGGCGATCGATCCCGAACTTACTGGTTTTAAAGGTTCGATTACACAGTCTTGGCGCGACAACACGGTAATACAAGAGCTAGCCAAAAACTACGTTTTTGTAGATGCAGCTCTTAGTCTGCCCGCGGGTAACGCCACACCGTTAAACGACGGTTGGAAGCTGAATAATTGGGCTCCGATCATCCTTGCTGCCCTCAAAACTTCTCAACGTTATTCAATCGTTGGTAAGAACGAGGTGATGCGCAGTCTCGGCTTGCGGAAAATTCGTGATTTACGTGGACGTCCCGTATCTTACATCCTTCACCGTTCTGCTAAACCAGAGGCTGTAGCACAGAGCGTTTATGCGTTCGAAGATGCCGAAATTGCCGGTGCCGTAACCGTTATTCCCACTAAAGAGCGTGTTGCTGAAGCTGTTGCTTCAGCGTACGGTCAGACAGCCGGTCTTGGTACCGATGCGGTAGCCGGTTACTTGGCAAGCTTCCTCACCGACGCGGTCGAGGCCGGTTATACTAACTACAAGCTTGGTTATCATATCGATCTCGGCACGCTGCAAGAAGCTGGACATCACGAAGTTGCTTGTTTGATGTCTGAAAGGATTCGTGTGAAGATTGAGGCCGATGGCAGCGTTGTTAAACCAGGTCTGAATCCTGATATGACGAAAGATTACGGTTGGTGGTACCACGTTAACACCAGCGAACGTGACTTCGGTGACCTCAACAGGGGTGTATTCGACTCAACGACATACGTGACAAACCGTCTTGCAGAGGTTTTCATCGCCGCGGACGAATTTGAACCACAAAGTCCGGTCGACCCACGTCCACAGTTAATTGCGCCAGTTGCATTTGACAGCCGCATTATGGACTTCGATCCTGAGGCGAATCTTGCTAGTCTCACCTCGCGTTACGCCTGGGATATCACTATCAACAATAGTCGTGTAAACGGCGCGTTCAAAGCCTCCGAACTTGGAGGTATGAAATCGCTATCTAACACATCATTGGTGGTGCCTATCTACAACGATGACGTATTCCACACAGTAATAAGCGTCTTCCAGACGATTGAGGCGTTGCTCAAGGATCTTACCAAACAACGTGCGATCAACAATGACGGTCCTGATGAAGTCACTGTTGCATATTTACGTCGTTCTTTAGGTCGCAGTTTCTTGCGTTACGCTCAAAGTATCGCTCCGGGCTTTCGTCAAGAAATTCATAACGGCATGATAGACCGCGCCGTTACGCGTCTCCAACCAGATGCTGCAATGGCTCTGCGCGCGAGACTTGGACAACGTGAATTTGGCGGTTACGCCGACGTTTCCGCGTTATTGATGTTCTTAACGATGCAGGGTTTCGACACAAAAGGTTGGTCAGACATGGCTAAGGACCTCGACATGGCGCGCGTCTTCCTTGAATATGGTTCAGATAGGAACAGTTCAACAAACATATAATCTCTCACGAGACTAATATAAACTATTAACAGCTCTTACTGCTTAGTGTAAG